CAGTATGTACAGCCTTGTAGTATAGCAACTCAGCTTCGAGATCATCAGCGCCGAGATATAGATCCCAGTACTTGACCATAGTCTTACCAGACTTTGATGGACGTTTAGTTAGTTGGCCATCGAGCATGCGGTGAGCGGTTGATAGCATTTGACCAGATTCGACAATCATTTTAGGTACATGCTTGTCGCATTGCATTTGCGCAGCTTCGACTGGATCGAGTGATAGTACAAATAGATTCATAGTAAAAAACCCTTGAAATTTAGCATTAGATATATTATACCAAATTTCAAGGGAAAAGTAAACAACTTTTTTTTATTATGTGACTTCAGCAATCCTCCTATCTAAAAACGCTCGTTTCTGTAGAACTTTCTTCATTCTATCGATCAACCCTTTTTTCTTGAGTTTCTCTGCGTATGTTTCGAGTTCCATTGAATCTTGTTTGAGTCTTTCGAGCTGAATCGCTGTCATTTATATTCTCCGGTTAGGGGTTGTCTTGTAATAGCCCCGGAAACGCTTCCTCTACGACTTTACGAGGAAGGCCTTTAAGAGGCTCCTTGTTTATCATAGATATAACGAGCAGTGCATCTTCAGGTGCAACCGCTTCAATCAAACCGACGAAAATACTTTCTCGCTTATAGGAAGGCAGCTTCGCGCCAGCACCTCCTTCGACAAAGTATCTAAAATCTACATTTCTTTTTAAGAGATTTGACGGAGCATTGTGCTCTCCATCGTTTGGAGTGTAAGGCGGCATTCCCTTTGGCAGGATCCACTTTACTTTCGAATCGTATGTACCTCTTAAAATATCTTTAAGAGCCCATGATTCGTTTTTCTTAAGAATTTCTATCTTATCTTTTTTTGACTTTGCTTTTTCAGCTTGGCCAATAACTTCATGTACCATTAGTGTTGCCATCATCACCTCTATTTTTATTTATAACTTCAAGTGTTTTGAATGTATCTTACAACCGATAAATTCATTGTAGTATTCATCACTCAAGAGAACATCGTATTGAAACTGAATCTTTGCTTCGTAGTATGACATAGTTCCTTTAGACTTGCAAAGATGTAAGATTTCTCTGGAATAGTTTTCTGTTCCTTTGTCTTCGACAAGTTGTTGCACTTCTTTGCTAGATCCATAGTAGTCTCTCCAGTCGGATTCAACTCTCGTTCGTACTCTTCTATTTCTTTTTGAATTCTTTGGTAATGTCTTAGGCCGCCAGAAGTTCTTTTTACCGATATACTTCTTACCTGTATCCAGCTCTGTGATGAGATAAACGAAGCCCTGGTATTCATCAGGGGCTTCGTCAAAGGGTTTATTTTCATATGTCCACATACGAATATTTATTCATCATATTCGTCCTTAATCCAGTCTTCTTCACCTGCGGCCTGGGCTTCAGCAATACATCGCCTACCACACATTGGACAAAATTCAGGAGAATCATCAGCTGTAATGTAAGTTGTTTCCTCACACTCTTCGCATTCGATTTTAAACTCCATTATGCTACCTTGTCCCAGCCCCAGTCACCTTCCATACCGTTGACTGAGTATTCGGTTACACGCTTCTCAAAGAAGTTATCATGAGATGCACCGTTGAGTACCCAATCCAACCAAGGTAGTGGATTATCCTTTTGCTTAAAGATAGGTTTCATTCCTAGTTGCAACAAGCGGCGATCAGCAATGTGACGAATATAGTCACGAACTTCTTGTTTATGCAGGCCTTGCATTTCTTCACTACCGTTATAAGCTAATTTAATAAATGCATCTTCAAGCTTCACTGCATTCTTCGCCATCTCATAGATCTTAGACTTAAGCTCATCATTAACAATCCGCGGATGCTCGTCACAGAACTCGCGGAAGAGTTTAGCAATACCTTGTACGTGCATTGACTCATCGCGAATAGACCATTCTACGATTGTACCCATACCCTTCATCTTACCGAACCGCTGGAAGTTAAGCAGCATTACAAACGATGAAAAGAGTGACATACCTTCATTAAACACCGACTGTGCCTTGATGAGTGCCAATCCTTGTAGAGTATTTGGATTGCCTTCGGACATGAACTCGATCTTATCTGCCATCTCCGAATACTCAAGGAATGCATGAAACTCTTCGTCTGGCAAACCAAGTGTATCATTCAATAGGGCATATGCTCTCTGATGGATTGCCTCTCTATTAGCAAACGAACCAAGCATGTTACGTACTTCATTGTTCTTAAACTTAGGAATCAATAGTTCGTAATAGTTTTCTCCAACCTGAACGTCTGACTGAGTAAACAACCTAAGAACTTGAGTAATAAATTCTTTTTCGTCTGCAGTTAGTTTTGTTCTCCAATCCTGAATATCTTCCGATAGCTCGGCTTCATCTTCTACCCAGTGGATTTCTTCGTGTTTCTTTGTTAACTCTACCGCCCATGGATAGAGAAAAGGTTTGTATGTTTTTGATGCTTCTAGTAATCCCATGTTATCCCTCGCATGCTCGGCATTCATCGCCTTCTTGAATTGTTAATGGTGAATTGAGATAAGCCATCAGCTCATCATAACCACCGACGTATTGTCCTTCGATATAAATTTGTGGTACAGTCTTGACTTTTCTGCCTGTAACTTCTGCAGCAGTTTTACCAATATCATCTAGATTGATGAAGTCAAACACAATACCACGTAGTGATAGTTCTTCTTTTGATTTAGCACAGTATGGACATGTGTCTCTACCGTACACAATAGAACGAGTATCTTCTTGTAAAACATGACGTTCTACTTTATCGGATACTGTTTCAGCTCTTTGTTTTGCTTCAGTACGAAGATAGTATAGACCTTTTAGCCCATCTCTCCAAGCCTTGATATGCACTCTATTGACATATGATTTTTCTGCTCCAGACGGGAAGAAGAGGTTGACTGATTGTCCTTGGCAGATATATTTTTGTCTGTCTGCTGCATGTGTGACAACCCAGTTTTGGTCGAGCTCTTGTGCAGTTTTGAACACCGCCTTTTCCTGTTCTGTAAGCTCCGGTAAATGTTGTACAGAGCCTTTCTTTGTGATGATAGACGTCCATATACTTTCATTGTTTATACCATGCCTTTCAAGTGCTTCTTCCAAATACTTGTTCTTTACGAGGAATGACCCCGCACGCGTACGGTGTGTATATGCATTTGCTTTGAGTGGTTCAATAGACGGTGATGTTGAAAGAATAATACCAGAACTTGCATTGGGTGCAATTGCAAGCAAATGAGAATTTCTCTCGCCTGAACCTTCACCGTCTAGATATTCACCTCTTGTCTCTGCCAAAGCTCTAGATTGTTTGACAGCACGATCTTTAATGGTAGCGAATACAACCTCATTGATTTCACGTGCAAGATCTGATTCCCATGCTACGCCTTGAGATTGCAATAGCGAATGGAATCCCATAGCACCAAGACCAATAGATCTTTCTCTTGCCGCTGAATAACGTGCTCTTGAAATAGCATCGGGTGCATTCCAGATAAAATATTCGAGAACGTTATCAAGCATAGTGATAAGATCTTCAATGATATTCGTATCTTTCCACTCTTCGTATAGTTCTAGATTTAGAGACGACAAACAACAAACAGCTGTACGATCATCATTAGTAGGAAGATGGATTTCATTACACAGATTTGATCCGTGAATCTTTAGTCCTTGATCCTTTAAAGGCTGCGGCAGATATTCGTTTGCAGTATCAATAAAATTAAGATATGGCTCGCCTGTACGAAAACGTACTTCAAGAATTCTTTCCCACAGTTTACGAGCATTAACTGTCTCTGCTACTTCGCTGCTTGCTGGATCTTTAAGATCCCATTCTGTGTTATTAGTAACAGCTTCCATAAAGTCATTAGTAATATTCAAAGCATTATGTAAGTTAAGTGCTTTTCTTTGTACATCGCCAGTAGGAATACGCATGTTCAAGAACTCAACAATGTCTGGATGTGAAATATCCATGTATGCAGCATAAGAACCCTTACGAGTTTTACCTTGACGATACGCAATCATATCAGCATCAACCGTATGTAAGAACGGAATAGGACCTGGTGCCTTATCAGATACTGTACGTACATCTGACCAATGTCCACCTACACCACCACCAAACACAGATAGCCATCGAAGCTCAGAAGTATGAGAAATCAAACCTTCCAAAGAATCTGGAACGTATGTAAGAAAACACGAAATAGGCAGACCCTTGTCTGGCTGTGATTTACTTGGTGCATTTGATAATACTGGAGAAGCAAACATAAACCATTTGTTTGAAACGTAATCATATAAACGTTGTGCAAGATCCCAGTCGGTCTCGCCTTCGTATGTGGCCCAAGCTTCTGCAGCTCGAGCATATCCGTGCTGTGGTGATTTCTCATCATCACGGAGATAAAAATCTTTGAGCATGCCTACAGAGTAATCAGTAAGTAGCTCATCTTTCTTAAGATTGAGTGTAATAGCCATTGCAGCCCCTAACAGAGGTTGTTGTGATAAAATTTATTTGATGGTAGTATTATATATCATTTAGCGAAGAATGTACATCCGCTAAATGACATTTTTATAGAAAATATTTTTGAATCATTTCAAGTTGATCGTCGTATTCAGCCATAGCTTTTAGTTCGATCTCAATTGCTTCAATGATATCTGAGTGCTCACCGATGCCAGCTGGATTTGCAAGATACACTTCAATGTTTGCAATACGTTTATCTATATGGCCTTCAGCATGCTTACGCACAGCTGTAAGTAGTAAGTCTCTCATTTGTTCTTTCTTCATTATTTCTTCCTTGCCTTGTCAATAGCTCTTGAACCAAACCAGAATGAAATGATTGCAGCAAAGATTGCCTTTGTATCTTCATCCCACAATAACTGAATTGCTTCAGAAAAATCGGTTCCTTTTTCAAGTGCTTCCATTAAAAGAGTAATTTCAATTGTAGCGAATAGTCCAAAGAAAGCATAGGTAATTACTGGTCTTACAGATCTTTGCAATCCAGAGATAAACCCTGTTCCTTTGTTAATACTTATATCGTGTTGAATCAGACGATCGTGCTCTTTGTCCGCACCCATCTGTTCGTATACTTTAATTTCGTGATCATAGCCTTGAGCTCTCAGCTCGGCCATTGTCTTCATCTTCTCGATTTCATGCTTCTTATCTGCTTTGTCCTTAAACGAATCTGTAATCGCAGGTACAGCGGATGAGGCGAAACCAATCAATGATCCTAATATCGAAAGCATCAATTTGTCTCCATTTCTTCTGAGTATTTTCTAAAGCGTTTTAACAGCATAGGGACTTGACTCTTTTTTCTTCTACGATCTGTAACATTGATCGATTTAATACGAGGTCCCATTGCTGTACTAGCTGGATTAGGAATATTAGCAGTTGTCGTATCTTCATTCTTACCTTGAGCCGACTTAATCGCTGCAGCTGTTGGAGCACCCTTTTCGCCCTTCTTCCGCATCTTCTTTCCAGCACGTCGTTTAGCCCAAATATTAGCCCACAGTCCTTCTGATTGTTTCTTCATTTGTAAATCTCGCTAGCTGTTACATATATTGTCTGATTTGTTTTTAGATGTACTGCTTCATATACATCTATACCAAATATGTTTCCAATAGGAAATGCTTCTTCGTGGAATTTAATCTGGTCCTTTGGCATAACAATTTCTTCAAATGTAGAGTTTAAAATCTTAGGTTCTTTCACTCTATAAACGCCGGGTGACATTTGGCTGTTCTCAAGAACGAACCATTTGTTTTCTTCATTTAAAAAATCCAGCGTGTCAATATCTACTTTCCGCATGATCTGTTCAACGTTACAGTCGGATAGTTCGTATTTTTCTTTAATGAGATACAAAGCTGCGGCGAACGATCCAAGTTTAGATCCTCCACCAGGGATTTTACTGAGCAGGCGTTTAACGTTAGCAGCGAGGCGAATAAAAGGAGTGTAAGAAGACTTCTTCTCGCTGGTGTCAAGCTTAACAGATTTGATACGCTTTCCATCTTTATCGATAACGCCTTCTTTGTAGGCGTCCCAGTTTTCCCATTTCATGACAAGCATACGTATGAACCGAAACGTATAAGCTAGATCTGCTGCTCTTTTAATTACACCCATTAGATTTTCCTTAGCGCATTAATTACTTCTTGGTTCATCGCTATTCCAGTATACTGATCGTCTTTTATATATTTCAAATAAACTAAAAAAGGTTTAATGATTGGCCAGTGTTTATCAGCTAACTTTATATCAAATATACTCAGGGCGGCTTCTATTCCAAAAGAATTAAATACTACAATCGTATGATTGAGAATCAATCTTTCAGCAAGCTCGCCCTGATCTATATAACGATTAAGCAATCGCTTAATATATTTAAACCTTTTCAAATCCTCATAGAATTCTTCTATATCCGAGAATTGAGGATTGCGATAGTGTTTAGCGGCATAGAGAAATAGATTCTCTTCAGTAAGTTCATTGAATATCATCATATAGTTATATATTCAACTAATCAAACATTACTGCTTCAAGTTCTTCTATCAATGCTTGCTTATTTTGACGCCGATCCAATTCAATACCGAATTCACGACCAAGTTCTTCAAGTTCTACTTTACTCATGCCATGAAGATCATCTGATGTCCAATACTCGTCTTCTTCAGTATCAGCCACCGGCTCTGGCATAGCTTCAATCAAAACTTCTTGTACTGATGGAACACCGTGGAACTCATCGATTTGATCTTGAGTATGTCTACCAGATACGAGAAGTTCATTTGTATTTGGATCTTTCCAGCCGTTGACAGCTGGAACAGCTCCGCTACACCATCCTGGGGGTTTAATCGCCATATCATTACTTTCCTTTACTTGCTTGATATTTCTTTTCAGCATCACGATCGCCAGCAGCATTGGCAGCTTTTCTCAAACGATCCTGTCTATCTTTTGATTTGTCATACATCTTATCAGCCCTGTCAGAACTACGGCCGGCTGCAGTTTGCTTTGAAGCGAGTGAACCGATACGAGTAGTTCTCTTGCTTTGCTTATCTGCTGCTCTGTGTAAAAGGTCTGGGCTCAATTCATCGAGCTGTTCTGCTTCTTGAATATCTTCTTCAACTTCATCTTTCTTTGCATACATAGAAGCATATGCTTCTTTTACTTTATTAATCACTTTCTTATCTCCGTGATTAGTAGCATCTCCGCTGTTACGAGCTTTTGCCTTAGGTCCAGCACGTCCAGCCTTAGCTGCATCATCATGGCCTTCTTCATCGTCAAAGCCAGCATCAGTTGGCTTACCATGAGCATCCATCATTTTCTTATTGCTATTGCCACGAATTGGATCCTCAGCCTTTTCTGCACCTTTAGTATGTTTCTTATCTTCAAGGACAGCAAGCAGGCTTTCACGAATTTTTGATTCTTTCTTAGGAGCAGGCACAGGCTTAGCACCCATTGCTTTATCTTGAGCTTTGATCTGCTTATCCTTATAGTAACCTTCTTCTTTTTTGCCCTTAGGCTTTTCATCTTGCATTTTTTCAGCTCTATCTTTCATAGCCGGTGTCACTTTCTTTTTGCTCAAAGCCCCAAGCATTTCATTGACTTCGGTATCTTCTTTAGCTTCAACTGCTGAAGCCTTTGCAGTCTTATCGTCAACTTTAGGATTCATTGTAGCATTTTCATCTTTGTCTTTAGATTTTTTCTTCTTACCGCGTAGTGCAGCAAAATCTTTTCCATCGATGTCGCCATCTTTGTCATGATCAAGCTTATGCTGATCACCCTTGAGGCCTTCGGATAGAGTGGCCCTGTACTCATTAAATGGATTGTTACCAAACATTTGTTTCTCCTATTACATCCACATGTGGGCCACATACGTCCCAACGGCTGCGACTACAGCCGCATATACAACTTTATTTATAAGGATGACGGTACGTGAATTGTCATCAACCTTCTTTTCAATACTGTCTAACTTTTCAGAAAAACGGTTCATTCTTTGATACATTTTGTCGTGATCGTCTTGCAAACCTGTTATCTTCTCTTCTGCTCGGGCCATAGAGATCATGGCCTCACCTAGTTTGTCGAGTTTTTCTTCGATTCTGTCTAATCGGGTGTTTGTTTCAGTAGCCATATCGATTAACAATTCCATCTACGTCTAGCCGCCTTACCTCTTTCGCCGGTCCAGCTGCGAGATCTTGCACAAAAAGACTTACGCCTCTTAGCAGCTTTTCCGCCCGGCTTAAGTGTACTGGGCTTTGCGGTTACGGCTGTCTGCAATTTACTTCCTGGGTTTTCCCTTCGAGCAGCAGCAACACCTTTAGCTGTCATGCCAGCACCTTTTTCGGTTGCCCGATAATGACCCTTGCCATCCTTGCCAGTTAACTTCTTTTCATCTAGCTTAACAAAGCTCTTAAATGTAATTCTTGACATATCTGTCTGTTCCTTTGTACTTTAACAGATTTATTTCATGAGCACAAAAACATCTTCTTCCGTCGCATACTATTGGCTCACTTGGCAATTCAAAATCATTATCTAATATATTTCCAATCTCTCCACCCATCCGGCAGTTACCTCTATACACTGTGCCATCTGGTCTTAAATGAAATCCTTTTAATCCTGCGTAGCATGTCCAATCTTTAAAGTATTGTAAATTCTTAGAACTTATTTCATTTACATGTACTTCTTTAGGATCTATTCTTTCTTTGTATGCTGCTTCACCAGCGGGCAATGTAATCTTTTCATGCCATCGATGGTGCACAACAGTGTTAGGTCTTTTTTTATTCTGTTGTTTATCAAACCAGTCTAATTGTTTATCAGTATAATCATAACTTGAAGTATCGTATTCTCTAATCGGTAAAATCTTATGCCTTATTCTTCTTAAAGTATATCTTATCTCGTTTGCTTTATAAAATTCTACTGCTTCCTTTGCTTGCTCAAAATATTTAGCATTAAACATAACTTGTACATTAACTACGCCAGGAGAAAATTCATTAATCTCTTTTACCTTTTCCAAATAAACAGAATTTTGTGCTGTCTCAAAATGTTGACTAAAAGTAATTTGATTCGCTAAATACAAAAGCTCAATATAATAATCTGCTAGTCGGCTGCCGTTTGTAGTCACAGTCAGATCTTGTATATTTTTCTTTTGCTTTATATAGTGGCATATATCAATAAAGTTTGGATGTACTGTTGGCTCTCCTCCGGTTATGCTTAAGTGTATTGCTTTATTTTCAAGTTTCTTAGATAAATTATCTATTAATTTTTTTATCTGTACAAAATTCTGATGCTTCGATATATTATCATGTAGATCTTCAGTGCAATAGCTACAATCATAATTACAACGCTTACCAATAAACCAGTCTATAGATATATCATAATCAGCAGCTAAAGGTCTTATTGATACAAAGTCATTCACTTTTTCTTTTTCTTTTTCTTGTTATCGGGGTGTCCCTTACCGCCATCTTTTCGAGTAGCCCATACCGCACGCTGTTGTGCCATTGATACGTAGCCTTCCTTCTGCTCATCATCGTCATCATCATCGTCATCATCTTTATCTTGTGACATCATATAATCACGTACACTATCGATATAGTCAGCAGCTTTAGTAATTTTATTCTGACACCACTCAGGAAGATTATCATCGTCATCAACCATGTCATAGATTTCATCAGCAGCATCCATTACGATGTCAAGCTGATCTTTCATCATCTTACCTTCTTCATCATACTCTGACTTATCTTCTTTGACTTGACCAGCTTGCTTTTGCTTTTTAAGATATTCTGCACGAGATATTTGTGGACCACCGTATTCTTTTACTTGTCCGGGTGTCATACCACAAGCACGTTTCTTGGCTTCGGTAGTACCTTCATCAGGCAGTCGTATTTGCTTGAGTTTTTTCATTAGTCTCCACCCTTATCCTTGACGTTTTGCTCTGGATCACCAGACATAGCCATATCTCTCCAACGCTTTTTAACTTGAGCCTTAGTCATTCTTTGCACGTTAGTAATCATTGATGGTTGCTTTACTATCTTACGAAGAGCAGACTTAACTTCACTTGGTGATCTACCAATCATAACCATGTCTGGTAGATTTTCAATAGAGACTTTAAACATCATCTCTTCGTTAAGATCAGTCGATTCTTTGACACCGTGTGTTTTGCACGGTGTTTGTCCACAACCACAATTCTTTTCTTCTTTTTTACTTCTACGTTGTGCAAGGAATGCAGCCACTGCCATCTTACGACGCTTGTCTTTTGATTTACCTTTAAACTGTGGCGCATCGGACTTTTGAAAATCCTTTACATAATCACCAGCATCTGCGTCTTTACCTAGTGGCATATCTTACTCCTACTTAGTTAACCGACTTACAGCTCTTGCAATACCTTTACGGCGATTGACAAACTTACTTGCTGCCTTGTCCATCTTTCCATCATTGCGACCAGCACGAGCCATTCTGTCTGCTTGCTTACTCATATCATCAGAAGCTTTTTTGACATATGATCCTGCAGTATTCTTAGAGATCTCATCAACTTGACTAGCTTCTTTATGAACTCGATGATCTCCTTTACCTGCATCTTTCATTGCACTGGCATGAGCAGTAGCTTTTTTCAGGTTTCCACCAAATGATTTAGCTGGTCCAGCTTTCTTGCCGTCTTTATATGCCTGAACTTGATAGTTCTCACGAGCCATTGACTTGACTTTCTTGCGAGTGCCAATCTGTTTAGTGTCAGGCTTAGACATTACGCCGTGAACATCTTTGCCCGGATCATCTTTGCCATGATAGCCTTGTGCTTTCCCTGGTGGAAGCTTCTTGATCTTACCGCCTTTAGCAAGGAATGCTTTAACCGCATCAGAAGAATCTTCTTTACGATTACCCATTTTGTCAACACCCTTTGGAGAGTGATCGCCAAACTTATCGATATTGCGTTTTCTCAACTTTTTATTAGCAGTATCGACACCAGCAGTTCTCTGAGTTCTCTTTGAAATGTTATTGCTGTATCTTTGCTTATTAGCTTTTTTTCTATAAGAAACTAAAGTAGAAGTATCTAATTCATTAACAGCTTGTTCTTTCACATCCGGCTTGTCATGACTATATCCCTTCTTCTGCATTGCAAGGTGATCTTCATACTTCTTAGCCATGTAACCCTTACCAGTCTTCGGATCATACATCATGTGTGGCTTGAAATCTTCCTTGCCTTCAGATGTTTTTTGCTTTCCATCCGGTCCTATAGTAGTAGGCTTAGGATCTTTTTTCTTTTTGCCAGAATTTGCTGCTTGCTGAATTTTGTGGCCGAGATAAGCACCAGCTGCTGCTCCTGCAGGACCACCGGCTAAGCCTCCAGCGACTCCACCAGCTACAGCGCCTGTAACGCCTTCTCTAATTTCATCGAATGTTTTCATTATCCTCTTACCTTTGCTGCTAGATCTTTGTCTGCCTTACCCCATGTTCCAGAGGATTTTGTTACAAACGAATTGACTCGAGCCATGCCCCATTGTTGTGGTGTTGTCCCAGGTCGATGGCCTGTTTTCCATGCGGCCATTCCACGATTATAGACTTTACGAAGAATGCCGATTGGCATGCCAGACTTTTCGGCCTTAGCCGCAAGACCCTTCTTTTCTTCTTCTGTAATGTATGACTTGAATTGAATCATTTGCTATCTCCAAACATAGCTTTAAAGCGTTTTGTGTGTTTACTTGGTTTTGTTTTAGCGGTTGCATCACCGGGAGCTGGCTTGTATGCAGATGCATCGTCGTCAGCCTTCTTTGCTCCCTTCTTAAAATGTGCATCTCGCCTAGCTTTAGTAGACTTAGACTTAATGCCTGAATGATATGCTTTAGGTTGTGTGCCTTCACGGTCTTTAATATCTGGATCTTGAGGTGAGCTAGTCTTTTCAAGAATATCGATTGCGTCTAGCCACTTTCGCATTGTTCTACCTGCGCTTTCGACAATAACATAGTTGGTGCCTAGTACTTTGACTTCTGCTAATTCGTCTGTATCTTTTATAACTACTGTGTCACCAACATCAAAGAGCTGACCTTTGACATATGCTTCACGAGTTTCTGAAACTGTTTCAAGCTGTATGTGGCTCTTATATTCGGTTTGTTCTTTAAGGCCTAATCCTTTACGAACTGCATTGTAAATAGCTTTTGCGTCTACGTTTGAAACATTCTTCGGTAGGCCTTGAGAGAATGCAGTAAAGTCTTTATCTGATGCAGCCTTACGCATTTTAGATGCAGACATACCAGATGTACCTTCAGCATCTGGATCTCGTTCACCGGCACTAACTACTGAAATTCTTTGAAAGTTGAAGAATCCGTGTCTACCTTTTTTACCATTCACCGCATTTAGACGTGCTTCAAACTCTCTAATTCTGTCTGAACCAACCACCATCACTACATTTTTAAATCCTTCATCGTATATTTTAGAAGCAACTTCCATAACATTACGAACTGTAGGAGTCATTACGATAGAACGAGCATACTTTGGAAACATTCTTCGTGCAAACTTAACTTTTGTCTTATAGTCTAGTGGATTTTTGTCTTTATCTTGTGATGGAGATATGAAAATGCGATAAGGATTTCTTCCTGCTTTTTTAGCTAGAGAAGACAAGAGTTTCTCATGGCCAATAGTAGGAGGATTCATTCTACCGAAAGTAAAATAAACTGTCTTCTCTTCTTCAACAAGATATGATCTAAATGAACTAATCATCTTTTACGAGAAATCTCCGCACGGCGTTTCTTAGGCATTAGTCGGCGTTGCAAGATCTTCATCCGCTGTTGCCAGCCACCTTGCTTCAAACGCTTCTCAATTTGTTTTTTCTTTGCTACTGAAAGTTGACTCTTCTTTACACCTTTACCTGCTAGCTTATCTGCAAAGGTTCCTCTGGCTGCACGACGAGATCTACGCTTAAGAACATCAGTCTTAGCTAACCTCTTGCGTGCACGCTTACGAGCAAGTTTAAGCTGAGTCTTGCGCCGCTTCATATTGCGTGCAAGTTTTCGTCTTCCTTGTATGGAGAGTTCTTCTGAAGTGCTCACAGCCTTCTTAGCTTTATGAGCCTGATATTGAATTTCTTCTGGTTCACCCGGACGTAAGTCCACGATCATAAAGTCTTTGAATGACAACGGTTTTGCCATTTAATTTCTCCCTGGTTTATCCCATCCCTTTAATATATCGGGTGAAAAGTTTGCGTATGAGAATTCCATACGGTCCACTATTTTCACTGCATCACCACCAAGTTTATCGATTGCAACATAACCCTCTTGGCCTGTTACGCGATATCCTTTCTTAGTTTTTAAAAACGTAGATACGCTATTCAACCTGTTTAGAGTATTTATAAGTTTTAATTTTGCAAGAACGATAACTTTTTGCAATTCAAACATTTGAATTAAGCTTTGTCTATTCTTATTTGAAAAGAATGCTAGAATATCGTTAAGCTTTTTTTGTTGTGCAGCTTTACCTTTATCAGTCTTTCTGGAATCGATTTCCTTTTGATATTTATTTGAAATGAATTTAATGAGAGCATCGACTCTTTTCTTTGGATCTGGCGGAAGTGCACCTGCTCGTACATAGCTGTTAGCATGAGTTTCAATGTGTCTAGCCAGATCTTGGTTGTTCTCAAGTTGGCGCAGAGTAGAGCCTGCAA